GAAGTGCATCAACGGCGAGTGTGACCAGAACGACCAGATCATACCGGGCACCTTCCGCTGGGGAAAGGCAGCGGCGTAGACTCCAGACAACCACCGGCCCGCCGGGCGGTCGCACCCCCTTCCGTCCGGCGGGCCACAAAGCAGAAGAGGAGACAGACCATGACCGTCAAGCGCTTCGCCATCGACATCCGCCTACGGGAGATAACCCACGGCAAGAGCCGCACCCGCCTCCAGTCCACCATCCTACGGACGGACAGCCGCGCAGCCGCCGACCACATCATGTGGCAGGCCTGCGACGCTGACCCCAACTGGAACCCCGGCGACGAGATAGCCCACGCCTGGGACGGTTTCAGCGAGGACGACCAGGCCGTCCTAGAGAAGGAGGGATTAGGACCGTGACCGACGACCCCCCAACCGCCTTCTACGTCTGGCGCGTCTGGTACACCGGCAGCGACGGCGGCCACCAGATAGGCCCACTCTTCACCCGCCGCCGAGACGCCACCGCCCGCGCAGACGCCGAGTGGGTAGCCTGGGGGGACTTCAAACGGACGGGCAGGGGTCAAATCTTTGGGCAACTAAAGGTCGAACGCCTGCCCGTCGCAGGGAGCCCGCCCATGCTGTAAACCGCTCACCCGCGTAGACCTATTGACAGTCGCACCGCCCAGGCGTAAGGTCTGGGCGGTGCTTTGCGACCGCCACCGGCGGCCCCAGCAGACCGGGCCCCCAGGCTAACGGCGCGGGGCCGCCGGCCAGGCAGCGAGCACCAGGGAGAGACGGATGCAGAGCACCAACGCACCGGCCCCCGACAGCGGTGGTATAATCGCGCCCAGCACCAGATCAGGGAGGGCAGAGGGCGGTCGCCGCGCAGGTTCGCACTATATATGTTTGCATGGCGCCTCCGGCGCGGCCGCCGTAGAATCAGGCCGCTGCCACATTGTACGCGGGGGAACGGCTCCAACTCCAGCTACTCCGCCAGCTCGCCCAGACCGCCGGATACGACGGCCCTGGCCTGATCTGCCTGGACTGCCCACGCAGCCACCACCTCCCTCCCTTCCTCCCCTTCTTCCTACCCATCCACGTCCGCGAGCACCTGGAACACCACCCGCTCCACGCTATCCGGTGGTGGTGCTGGACGTGCTGCGCGTTTGATTGTACCCATGCCGACTCCCTCGATTCAGCCCACGTTCGAAGAATCCGAGGCTATCTCGAACGACGCCGCCCTGCAGAACCTCCTCAAGTGGTACCCCGGCCAGCACGACCGCATCCTGGCCGCCTACCGCCGCCGCAACCCACACCCAGGCTGCACCTGCCCCTGGCAGAACAGGAAGCCGGGCCGTTGCTGCATCCGCGACCGCCTGCCACCGCCGCCGACAACCGACCGCCGCCGCCGCAGCCCCAGCGCAGCCGGCCAGTACGGGAAGCACCTGTGAGCGGCCGGGGAGGGCGCCGGCCCGGCGCGGGCGCACCGCGCGGCAATAAGAACCGCCTCATCCACGCCCGCTACGCCCGCGACCAGCGCCTCCGCCACGCCCTCGCCAAGCTGCCCGAAGACGTCCGCGACTTCCTCCTCCCCCTCATCCGCGACGGCGCCGCCGCCGCCGAGCGCCGGCTGGCCTGGCTGGACCCCCAGGCCGCCAACGTCGTCCCCTTCCACACAGCATCATCATCATCATCGCAGGAACAATCAAACCGCCTGACCGGCCTCGCCCTCCGCATGGCCGCCCACGGCTTCATCGGGGCGCAGGGCTTCCTCCGCCAGCACCTGGCCCACCTGCCCGACATCGCCGCCGTCGTAGACGGCTTCGACGCCCACCCCGACGGCGTCTACACCCGCCTGGAAAGCGCAGGAGCGACCCTGAACCACACCATCCACCTAACCATCGCCCAGGGCTACGGAGCCCGGCTCTACTGCCCATCCTGCCGCTGGAACACACACGCCCAAGGAAAGGAGCAGACCTCATGATCGAGCCAGAGGACATCGGCCTCGACGACGAGATCAATACCTGGACGGCCAACGGCGCCAGCCTACTCCACCGCATCCGTGACCGGCGTCACAAGCTCCAGGCCGCCGAACGGGAGCTGGCCGACATCGAAGCCCGCACCTTGACCGCGCTCCGCGAGCTCAGCGCCGTACAGGAGGCGGTCTCATGAGCGACAGCGACCGCGACCCGGAAGGCTGGGTCTGGCCCTACGTGATGCTCTTCCTCCTCCTCCTCCTCGCATTCGCCATCTGGTCGGCAGGGCTCGTCCCGTGACCTGCCCACGCTGCACCGGCCCCACCACCCTTGAGGAAGACCAGTACGGCGTCTACCGCTCCTGCCTCTGCTGCGGATGGCTGCAGGAGGCAGGGCCACCCGACCACCTGCCCCTGGACCTGCCCACCCCAAGGAAACCGCGCGGCGCCCCATTCAACAGCGCCACCGGCCGCACCGCCGCACGGAAGCCACGCGCCATCCGGCGCAACGCCGCCCTATGACCGTCACCCTCCGCCCCTACCAAGCCGAGCCCGCCCGCGCCATCCTCCGCGACGCCCGCCTGGGCGGCGGCCACACCTTCACCGTGCTCATGTCCCGGCAGGCCGGCAAGAACGAGCTCAGCGCCTGGATCGAGAAGGTCCTGCTCGTCGCCAACATGGCCAACCCCGCCGCCGTCGGCGTCAAGACCGCGCCCACCCTCACCCCGCAGCTCCGCAACAGCATCCGCCGCCTGCGCGCCCACCTGGACGCCGCCGGCTTCCGGGGCGCCTACGCGCTGGAGGAGGGCCACCTACTGACCCTGGGCGCCGCCGCCTGGAACTTCCTCAGCGCCTCACCCGGCGCCAGCGTCCTGGGCGCCACCGCCGGCCTGCTGCTGGAGGCCGACGAGGCCCAGGATATCGACCCCGACCGCTTCACCAAGGACTTCCGCCCGATGGCCGCCAGCACCGCCGCCACCACCGTCCTCTACGGCACCCCCTGGGCCGAGGACGACCTGCTGCTCACCACCGTCGCCGAGAACAAGGAGCGAGAGCGCAAGGACGGCCTCCGACGGCACTTCGAATACCCCTGGCCGGAGGTGGCGAAGCACGTCCCCGCCTACGCCCGCTACGTCGCCGCTGAGCGGCTGCGGCTCGGACCCACCCACCCCCTCTTCACCAGCCAGTACGACCTCACGCCACTGCCCGGCACAGGCCGGCTACTATCGCCCGCCCAGCTCGCCAACCTCCAGGGCAGCCACGAGCGCCGCCACTTCGCCAAGCCCGGCGACACCTACGCCGCCGGCTTCGACGTCGCCGGCGAGGAGACCGACCCCCTCAGCCCCCGCGACCGCGACCACAACGTACTCTGGATCAGCCGCGTCACCCCCGGCCCCAAGCACCAGCTCCCGCTGTCAGAGACCATCGCCATCTACACCTGGCAGGGCACGGGCCACGACGCCCTCTACGCCCACCTGCACCGCCTGCTAACCGAGGTCTGGCGGATCGCCCACGTCGCCGTGGACGCCACCGCCGCCGGCGAGGCCATGGCAATCCTCCTCGCCCGCTCGCTCGGTGACCACAAGGTGACAGGTTACAAGTTCACGGAGCAAAGCAAGTCTCACCTCGGCTACCAGCTCCAGGCCGCCGCCAACACCGGCGCCCTGCGCCTCTGGAAGGCGGACGGCAGCGCCGAGCACAACGAGGCGGTCCGCCAGCTCCGCCTCTGCCGGGCCGAGTACCGGCCCAACCGGACGGTCCGCTGGCACGTCGACCCGTCCCACGGCCACGACGACTACGTCGCCGCCGCCGCCCTGGCCGTCGAGGCCGCCACCAAGGCCACGCCACGCCTCGCCCGCGGTAGCACACCACCCACTATCTAGAAAGCGAGGGGATCGCCATCATAACCCACACCGACCAAGACGGCACCACCGTCAAACGCTGCCCCCAATGCGGCGACGACTGGCCGGCAGATCGCGAGTTCTTCTACACCTCCCCCCGCGGCCTTCACTCCTGGTGCAAGGCCTGCTACACGGAGAAGCGCAACGAACACCGCCGCGCCAACCCAGGCTGCACCACCTACCACGCCCACGACCACCCAATACCCAGCCTCGCCCGTGGTAGAATCCCCTGAGAGCCATGCCACCCACACCGCCGCTACCCCAGCTCCTCAAGAACCGCGATAAGGACCGCCTCAGCCAGTACACCGACGCCCTCGCCTTCTACGAGGGCAAGCAGTGGCCGGCCGCCGACCCCCGCACCCGCAGCGCCCGCCGACTCACCCTCAACTACGTCAAGACCATCATCAACAAGACCTCCACCTACGTCATGCAGGGCGCTACCGTCAACGCCATCCCGCGCTCGGACGGCCCGGAAGACATCGCCGCCGCCGCCGCGGTCGAGGCCTACCTGGCCGAACTGGCCCTCAACAACGGCCTGGCCCGCCTGGACCTCGTCACCGAGATGGACGCCGCCGTCCTCGGTGACGCCGCCTATAAAATCACCTGGGACCCCGCCGAGGAACGCGTCGCCATCACCGCACCCGACGTGCGCGGCCTCTTCCCCTGGCCACACCCCACCGACCCCACCCGCTACACCCGCGTCGCCCACCGCTACACCCTGCCCCGCGAGGACGTGATAGCCCTGTGGGGCATCGCCCCACGCGACGCCACCGCCGTCATCACCGAGGACTGGACCGACGCCACCCTGGACATCTGGATCGACGGGGGCCCCGCGCCCACCCTCAGCCAGGTCAACCCCTACGGCCTCATCCCCTTCGTCATCTACCCCAACACCCAGGTTCCTAAGCGCTGGTGGGGCGAGTCCGACGTCCTCCCCCTCAAGGAGATCGCCCAGGAGTTCAACCGCCAGATGACCCGCGTCAGCAACATCATGGAGCTCTCCGGCTTCCCGATCGCCGTCCTCGAAAACGTCGACGACACCACCGATATCGTCGCCCAGCCCGGCGCCGTCTGGGAGCTCCCGGAGCACGCCAAAGCCTACCTCCTCGACCTCCTGCAGGGCGGCGGCCTCAGGCTTCACCTGGACTACACGACCCACCTCCTGCGCACCCTCCACGACCTCAGCGAGACGCCGCGTACCGCCTTCGGCGGCACCGACCGCGACCTCTCCGGCGTCGCCCTCCAAGTCGAGATGCAACCCCTCCTCCAGAAGGTCGAGCGCAAGCGCCTGATTCGCGGCGACGCCTACCGCCTCCGCGCGGCGCTCGCCCTCCGCCTCTCCGACCTGTTCACCGGCACCGCCTACACCGACTCCGCCGCCGGCCTCACCGCCCAGTGGGCCACCATCACCCCGCCCGATCAGGCCCTCGACGCCGGCCGCGAGGTCGCCCTCGTCGGGGCCGGCATCCGCAGCCGCCAGACCGCCCTCTCCAACCTGGGCGACCCGGACCCCGAGACCGAGATCGCCCGCGTCATCGACGAGGCCAAGCGCCTCGGCGAGCTCGCCCAGTCCCTACAGCCAACCAGCCTGCCCACCCAGCCACCATCCAGTGCATAACACGGCCCACCTACTCCAGACCCTCGGCTTCACCGCCCAGTCCTCACCCTGCGCCCCTCTCGGCTGCAAAGGCGTCGACCCCCTCAACCCCCTACACGCCTGCCAGCCAACCGGCGCCTGGGACCCACTCCCCATCACCGGCACCTGACAGGGCGCACACACTACGGCCGGTCCGGCCTTCCTCTTCCTCGCGGGCGCCGCCATCGTCGCCCCCTTCCTACTCCCCGGCCCGGCTACCCCCGCCGCACCAGCGCTAGGCACAGCCTGGCGCTGGTCCACCCCAGTCACCAACCCAAGCGCGTGGACGCGCATCCTGCAAGCCCTGTTGCGCGCCCCTTGACAGGCGAGCGAGAACCCGCTTAAGCTGCTTATCGAAATGCCAGACGCCGACGGCAACCCCACCGCCGAAGAGGCCGCCGCCACCATCGCCGCCGCCCGCCAGCAGCAGGCCGACGCCGCCGGCCTCCAGGAACAGCTCACCCAGGCCCAAGCCCGCAACCTGGAGCTAGAGGTCGCCGCCCTCCACACCGCCAACCCCGACCTGCCAGACGCCGCCTTCACCGGCGACGACCTTGCCGCCATCCAGGCCAGCGTCACCACCGCCAGGGCCACCGCAGACCACGTCCGCCAGCAACTCGACGCCGCCGCCAACGGCGCCGCCAGTCCCCCCGCCGCCGCCGCCGCCGCCGTCGCCGCCACGATCGCCGCCGCCGCCGCCACAAGCGCAGGCACCCAGCGAACGACCCCCGCACCCGAGGGACTCAAAGGCATCGACCGCATCAAGTACGGCCTCGCCCAGAGGAGCTAACCAATGGCCCTTTCACTCGCCGAAGCCGACAAGTACAGCACGAACCAGGTCCTCGTCGGCGTCGCCGAGATCACCATGGACCAGAACCCCCTCCTCGGCCTCCTGCCGTTCACACCCATCCGCGGTAACGCCCTCCAGTACCAGCGGGAGCTCGCCGCCAGCGCCCCCACCTTCATCGCCGCCGGTGGCACCGTCACCGAGGGCGTCCCCACCACCAGCCTTATCACCACCGCCCTCAAGATCCTCATCGGCGACGCGGATATCGACAACTTCCTCCGCGTCACCCGATCCAAAGACCAGGACCTCCGCGCCGAGCTCCTCGCCATCAAGGCCCGCAACTTCGCCGACACCTGGGGCGACGCCGCCATCTACGGCAGCATCGACGCCGCCGCCGCTCAGTTCGACGGCCTGCACGAGATCATCGCCGACGACGTCACCGCCCAGCAGCTCCACGCCGGTTCCGTCGCCACGCCGGGCGTCGGCACGTTCACACTCCTCCGCGAGCTGGTCGACCTCATCCGCCCCCGCCCAACGGTCCTCATCATGAGCCGCCGCACCCGTCGCGGCATCCAGAAGCTCGCCGTGTCTCAGGGCTGGGACCTCGCCCTCACCAACGTCGCCGGCATCGACCGCCAGGTCCAGACCTTCAACGAGGTCCCCATCCTACCCTGCGACTTCATCACCGACACCGAGACCATCGCCTCCAGCGCCTTCGCCGCCAAGACCGGCGGCACTGCCTCCAGCATCTTCGCCTGCCGGCTGGCAGAAGACGGCCTGTTCGGGATCTCCGCCGACGACCCCAACGCCCAGGACGACCTGGAGCGCATCATCCAGGTGGAAGAAGTCGGCGCCCTGGAGACCCAGGACGCCCGCCGCACCCGCCTGAAGGCCTACACCGCCCTCTGCGTCAAGGCCAGCCAGGCCATCGGCCGTATCGACGGCATCAGCTCCGGCGACTGGACGAACTAACAATGGCGGGCATATGGTGCCCCCGCTGCCAGACCAAGACCCTCCTGGAGCAGGACGACCAAAGCTGCAGCAACTGCGGCCGCAAGCTAGTCATCGCCGCGCCCACACCCCCGCCACCCCCGCCACGCGGACCACGCCACAAGAAAACTACCGCCCGGCCCGCCTAACGGAGCGCCGCTAGGTGCCGACCACCCTCAGCACCATCCGCGCAAGACTTCAGACCGTCCTTGACGACGCCGCAGCCGCCGTCTGGACCACCGCCGAGCTCGACCAGCACATCCAGGACGCCCTCCGCGACCTCTCACACCGCATCCCCCGCGAGCGCACCACCACCATCGCCACCACCGCCGGCAGCCGCAACGTCGCCCTGACCACGCTCACAGAGCGCGTCCGCATCATCGCCGTCGAATGGCCCACCGGCAACGACCCCAAGTCCTTCGTCGACTTCTCCGAATGGGCCGACGTCCTCCGCATCGGAAGCCGCGCCGTCCCCGACGGCTCCAACTGCACGATCTACTGGCAAAGCCTGCACAGCATCAACGGCACCGACACCCTGCCCGAAGACTACGACGACGCCCTCGTCCACGCCGCCGCCGCCCGCGCCTGCGACCAGCAGGCCGCCGACACCACCAACACCCTGCCCACCGGCGGCCCCGGCTCCATCGCCGACTGGCGCCGCCTCGCCGCCCACTTCCGCGCCCGCTACGAGGAGCGCGTCA